AGGAAAGGGACTCGCACCAATAGTTCAAATGTAAAGCTGGAAATCCTTTTCATAAAAAAAAAACAATAGATGTTTTTCTATTGTTTTAATTAATCTTTTTTTAAATCTTTATTTATATTTTTTTTTCTTTTACCCGCTATCCTTACACCTTCAAACTTATATGATGTTTCAAAATAAATAGGTTTATCATTGAGCCATGCAGTAAATAGATATCGCATTCTTCTGGAGGGAATATAAAGCTCTATTGGAACATCATTTCTTATTGCACTTCTCCAAACCCATTGAACCATTTCTGAAACGGCAAATAAGTCTTGGTCAAAAGAAACGTTGTTGTTTGAAAAAATATTTTTCATAAATGGATTTATGTAACGATTTACAAGATATGAACATTGGGTTTTATCCCCATATACATTTGTTGCTTTTGAGTTTACAGGAACATATGAAGACATCCCAATTTTTTTATGCTTAATTGATTTTAAATCTCTTTTAAAACAAGTGAACATTCTTTTTTCTGCTGGTGCACGTCTAAGAAAGTTATAATTACTATCAGCCACTATTTTATGTTCTTTTTTGTGTTGGGCATACCATGAGCTACTAAGTGAAGAATAAACTCTTGCACCTTTAGCGGTTAAATAACTTTCTCCTATTTCGTTCAGTGGATATGAATCATATATTGTAATTAGCTTTTTTACTTTCTTTTTCCACTCTCTTTCATATTCATGATTAATAGTTGGGACAAAAGTCAATTCTTCATTAACCTTTTCAATATGGTAAAAATCGTAAGGAATATTATTTATTTTAAAATAGGCTGATTGTATTTGACCATCGAACAAATATGTTAGCATATATATATCTTTAAAAAATCCCCCATTAAATACATTAACTGGGAACATTTTAACAAGCGTGTTATCTTCCATACAATATAGCATATTCATATTTGAAGCTTTTATCATATCTCTATAGCCATTTAGTTGCATCGATTCATCTTTTGACCAAACAACTTTTCCACTCTCTTCTATTTTTACCAGTCCTATATTTACTAATTTTTCTATCTCTGAAAGACATTTAGCATTATCATTTTTTGTACTTTTGGCTCCAGATGGCGAACCATAAGAGCTAATAATATTTAATGATTCATCTAAGATTAGTATATAGTTCCCATCTTTTATAAGATTAAGTATTTCAATATCTATGTAATTGAATAAAGAATGTGTACATACAATATTTTTTTTGTTTTTTAATAGCGATTTAAAATTAGCGGTTTTTGTTTTCTTTTTTTTAATTTCAGGCTGTTCAAAATGTTTATTTTTACAACCTGTTATTACTCTTTCACATTCTTTTAAAAATGGAGTTACAAATAATGTTCGTGTATCTTTAGGTTGTTTATTAATCATATTAATCGCACCAACAGTATTGTGGGTGACAACAAAAGAGTCTGTAAGAAACAAATGTGTTGGGTTGTCAACCGATATGCACACAGATTCAGAAAACCTCCGTTTATTAATAGATGTAATAAATCTTCGTGGTTGTTTTGTTGGTGCAATTTTTTTATTTGATTCTGTTAGTGCTTTTGTAGCATAACTCAGTCTAATATACATTACAATACAAGAGTCTAGCTTGATTCTTCCAGTGCCACCAAGTGATTCAACAAGCTCTTTTAAAAAATACATTTCTTCTAATTTTGTAATATTTTCCGTATAAACTATTTCACCATTATATGTATAGCAGTTTTTGTTTAAAACCCTATAAAGCATTTTTTTTCTAAATGAAACACTGTTATGAATATATGAAAAGAATCCATTTTCCTTTAGCAGGAAATTTTTTGGAATTTCTTTTATATCATCTTCTAATTTTATTTTAGTTTCTTTATCTTTAAAGTTTACAGGTTTTGTAATAGGTATTTCATATAAATAAGTACCGTTAGAGTCTCCCCAGTCCGCATACAATGGGGTATTAAGTAGTGATTTGAGAGGCAAGTCTTTTCCATTTACCCATAAAGGCGATTTTATAGTCCATATATGGTCTTCTGTACATTCTGTTAGTGTTCCGTCACTAAATTTTATTTCATATATATCTTTTACTCCTTGTGGGTAAACACCAACTATTTTGTGAAGCTCTCCATCTTCACAATATACTTCGCTACCAACAACAGACTCTTCAATATTCATTACTGTATCTTTTGTGTATAGCTTAGAACCATATGGAAGAGCTTTGCCAGTTCCCATTGGAGAGTCTATTACCTTTATATTGTTCATTTTTTTCTCCTTATTAACATATTTCGTATATAAATAATACCATAATTAGTGAAAAATGTCAAATTATTTTTGTTTTTTCTTAAGTTTTCTTAAGTTTTCTTAAGTTTTCTTACACAAAGCTTGACATTATTGTAATAATGTGTTAAAATGATATTATCATCAAAGAAAAAGCAGAAAGGGGAAAGAAATGAAATGTAAAGACTGTATGTGGGAAAGCATATGTGATGAAAGCGAATATTTTTATAACAACTGTAACGAGTGTGGTTATTTTTGTACGTTAATAAATGATAGAAAATATATACCAAGCAGAGATGAATATTTAAAAGATTATTATGATTATATAGAAGATAGAAATAGTTAACAGTGAATAAAGCAAGGAATAATTCTGTATTATTATAATTATTATTTTAAGAGGAGATTAATTTGGTTAATAGACAATACTACATAATAAAGTTGCAATCTTCATTTATCGCCAAAGAGAAATATATTGTAAAAACTACATTTGAAGAGGCAAAGAGAAGTTCACAAAAGGCGAATTTAGCCGATGGGCAAATGCTTAGGTCCGTTAGAAGGATAACAGGTCAAAAAGTTGATTTAGATGTTCTGGAAAAATTATATCATAGAAGGAAGGTGCTGTCAAATAAAAATAGTACTGTACAGAACTCAAAAGAAATAGAAGAAATACAAAAGAAAATAAAAAAAATGATGTTCATTCCAGAATATGTTACAGTGAAAATAGAGTCAAAAAAAACATATGAAAAAATGTTTAAAGATGGATTTACTATTATAATGGATGGTGTTGAAAGGCATTATATGCGTTTGTCTTGTTCTGCTGGACAGGCAAGAGACACAACGGTTGTATTTTGTGATACAAAAATTATAGATGAGCTGGAGAGAGTTTTAAATAATGGTAGAGATATGAACTACAAGATAGCTCCATCAAAATTCAACGCTTATTTCGGGCTGTACGGTTCGGCAAGTAAAGTCGTCAGCACACCAAGATTTTGTGTTATTCCAGATTACACCAACAATCTTGATGTGAAGGTAAATCATGTCGTTGAAACGGGCGATAATGAAGATGATGATATATTTACAGATATTGTAAATATTGCATTTAACAGGACAGATGGTATGGGGGTAATAAATTACGAAATGGCTACTAAATGGGCGAGGGAGCTAGGTCTTTCTTATACCCCAGCTGAATTTTGTATTAGGCAATCTTTTATAAAAGGAATGGTTTGTACATTCCCCATACAAGAATTTTGTGAGGTCGTCAACAATGGTTGCTATGATATTGTTGACATATATGGCAAAAATATTAACTTAAAAGATTATGATGTTATTTTAACAGAAAGCCAATTTAAATTATGGGGGGCGTATAAAGATTTAGATTATTACAAAGAACAGTGTATAAAGAACCATTTAGATTGGGGAGTGGCTATCTACACTCCAGAAAAAGATAAAGATATTATAAAAATGAATTATCAATTTTTACAAACACTTAACTTGAGCGATAAAGATATAGAAAATATATGTTCTATGTTTGTTGAATGGGTTAAGTCGGTAAATAGTAGGGATTTTTTTAAAACAATTTTATTTTTAATGGGAGAGTCTTACACAGAGAGTAGCATAAAACATTATATGAAGACAAGTGAAAACTATTGGTTAAAATGTCTTATATTAGACCACAGTCTTATTGACGATAGGTATATAAAGCAAAAGATATATAACTTGATAAAAATGAGAATACAAAATGGCTGTTTAGGCGAAATTATGCTTAAGGGGAATTTTCAAGTGTTAGTAAGTGATCCATATGGGTTTATGCAACATGCTTGCGGTTTAGAGGTAACAGGGTTACTTAAAAAAGACAAGTATTATTCTAATTTTTGGAACGTACGTGGTGTGAGTATAGTCGATGGGATGCGTTCTCCTCTAACATACAGGTCAGAACATGTTAAAATGAATTTGACAAAAAATGAAGAGCTTGAATATTGGTTTAGATATTTATACACTGGAATAGTTGTTAATTATCATGGTCACGAAACTATGAACTGGGGTGGCTCAGATTATGATTATGATATATTAGCTACAACTGATTGTAAAGAAGTTATCAATGGCATATATGAAAATGAATTACCCGTTTATTATATTCCACCAAAACCTAAAAAGATAGTTCCAACAAAAAAAGATTTATTTATTTCAGACACATTCAGTTTTGGCTCTATCATAGGAAGCATAACTAATAAAGGTTCAAGCGGTTATGCATTGTTGGCAGACCTAGAATATATATATGGGAAGAACAGTAAACAATATACTACTACAGTTAATAGACTAAAAATGTCTTGTAAATTGCAAAGTGCACAAATTGACAAGGCGAAAATTGGGCGAAAGGTAAAGGGGATTCCTAAAATTTGGGTAAAAAGAGAGAAAATTGAAGAGGGTGACTCAAGAGATGTTGTAATGCAGAAGGTGCAACACAATTATCTATGTTTAGATAGACATCCTTATTTCTTTATTTACAGATATTCTGATACAAGAAAAAAATATAATAAACACAAGAAAAGTTATGAAAAGTGGGCTAAGCAGAAATTTAGAAAAACATTAGACGATATACTTATTTCTGATGTAAAAACCGAGGAAGAGATAGAATTTTTGGAAAACTATTTTAAATACAATCCAGTAATTGATAGTGACAGTGTGATGAATAGATTATGTCACTATATAGAATATGTAAATTTTGATGTCCGTAAAAATCTAAAGATAAAAGAGAAAAAAAGTATGTATAAGAAATTTGTACTTAATGATATGGAGTGGAGTCAAAAAACGTATGAAAATATTGTTGGTGCATATGAAAAATTCTGTAAAGATTCTATTGCGTATAAGAAACAAAAGGATGTAAGTGGATCTATGACAGATTTGTTTGATTTCTTTGTTGGTATGCTGTATTCTTATGTTAACGAGGCTTGTAGCAACACATATGAAGCTATAACATATTTATCTTACTATATGTATGAAGTAAAAGAAAAATCAAATAAAGAAATGCTATGGAAAACATATGGAAAAGAAATATATTCTATTATGCTAGACAGAAGCGATGGGATAGTAACTATGCCTGTATTAGATAATAGTGGTGATATTGAATATATCGGTAATAAATATTCTGTTTCAGAATTTTCGATTAAATAGGGAGTAAGTGATAAATGAATAAATTTACGTATAAAGAATACGATTATGTTCAAGAAATTTTAAAGAAAGGCTTTATAACGAAATACAATTATTATGAGTCTTCACTGTTGTGTAAGTTTTGGGCTAGTTTAGGTATTAGTAAAAAAGATGTAGAAGACAATCTGGTTGATTTTTGCCTATTATATACTAGCAACTTTAATTATGCTTTAGAGTATAAAACAATAGATAGGGCTGTTTCATCTGCGTTTGGTGATAGGGGTAAGTTGATACAGATAGATTCGGTACCAATTTATAAGCATGAGTTTGATTATATTAACAACATAAATATTGCACAAAATTATAAAAGGCTAATGTTTTCTTTCTTGGTGCTTAAAAAAATTCATTCTGCTATATGGAAGATAAATAGTGGGGAAGATAAGCTGAGCGGTTATTTAAATGGGAACACTAAACAAGCTACTATGTTAAAAGATATGGCTCATTTATCTGGAGGGAAAAAAGACGATATAGATTTTATGATATATGACCTTGGGGAAAATGGATATATTAATAGATTAGCATTGGGAAAAGATTACCTTGTTTTTATAGATGAACTAAAAAAACAGACGAGTGATAAATTATTTGACGTTTCTGATTTTGAAAAGGTTTGGTTATATTTTGACCATTTTTCTGGATATAGAAAAAGTGGTAAGATTATGATATGTAAAATGTGCGGAAAACCAGAAATACATACAAGCAAAGCAAAAGTTCCAATGTATTGTTCTGATTGCAAAAAGAAAAGAAGAAAAATAGCGTATGATAAATATAATAAAAAGAAGCAGAATAAATGACACTTATAACTAAATAATGATATATTAATTTCTCGTTTTTGGTACTTATAAGTGACAAAAAAGCAAAAATATTTTTTTTCTTATTAATGAAGAGGAAAGCAACACAATAATGTTGCATTTTCGTAGGAGAGTACTCAAGTTTGGTTTAAGGGATGTTTTATAAACAAATCAATGGTTCGAATTCATTCTCTCCTTTTTTAAAATAGTTTGAAAATATTTTTTCTGGTTTTTTAAATCAGGTTTTTACAGAGAAGGTATTTTGGTAATGGAAATAAATAAGATTAAAAAAAAACTGATAAATTATAGAATTATTGAAGGAGAAAGAACTATGAGAATGACGGAGTTTTACAAAGAGTTGTCGATTGCAACGGGTATTACACAAGCTGATATTAAAATCGTAAGCAATGCTATTTTTAAAGAAATTAAAAAACAAGTTGCTTTGGGTGAAAAGATTAATATCACTGGATTTGGTAGTTTTACAGGGAAAGATTGTCAGGCTAAGAGATTTTATAATCCAGCAAATGAGGAATATGAAATTTTACCAGAACATATTAGACCATCTTTTAGAGCATCAAAAACATTTAGAGAAGAATGTAAGGGTAACTAATATGGCAAAACATGGTATTAATAAAAACATTGACTTAAAGGTTGTTGGGATACTTGATATTAGGCAAGATGGGGAAAAAATTTATATTGAAATAGAAGATGAAACATATGCTTTGACAGAATTGCTGTCAGGATATGATGGAGAAGATATTACGATTTCTACATCAAAGCAAGTAAAAGATAGCGATGATAGTTTGGACGGTGAGCTTCTATAATGATTGTTAAAAAAAAAGAAAATGAGACAGAATACGAATTTCATAAAAGGTTAGTTTACGGAAAACTAGTCGACAAGACTATAAACGCTGATTATGATAAATTAGCGTTTTTTGTTTATGGAAAAAAATATTCACCAGACGTTGCTAGAAGAATGATGTATGGCAGTAGATATACTATGGAATTAAAAGATAGGTGCGTTGTTGACTCTGTTGATAATGATGAAAAACATCTCTTAGAAGAATTAACAAGAAAAAAATATGAGCTAGAATTAGAAAGAAAAAAATTACAAGCTGAAAAAACAGAATATAACAGATGGATTAGGGAAGATGCTAGGGAAGATTTATTTATAGAAAAATTTATTGACTCTATTCATAAAGCTGTTGTCCCAAAGAAAAAACATGATATTAAAATAAAAAATAAGGATAGTGAAAAAGAAGGCGTTTTATGTTTTGCCGATTGTCATTTTGGTAAAGAATATAAAATTTATGGACTTGACGAAGAAATTATAAGCGAATACAGCCCAGATATTTTTTATGAAAGAATGGAAGAACTTTTATCTGAAACAATTAGAATAGGAAAAGAAAATAATCTTAAAAAAATAAAAGTTTTATTTTTAGGAGACGCACTTGATGGGTTTTTAAGGAACTCACAACTTAGTTCGCTGAAATATGGGGTTGTTGATAGTGCTATATTATATGGAAATTTCTTGTCAGATTGGCTATATAGGCTGTCTAAAATATTTTATGTTGAATACTATCAGGTTAGCGGGAATCATGGTGAATTAAGGCTCCTAGATGGCAAAAAAGGAGAACATGTAAACGATAACATTGAAAAAGTAACACTAGAATTAATGAAAGCAGGGAATAAAAATAACGAAAATTTAAAAATTGTAGACAATAAATCAGGATTTATTTATGTTAATAGCTGTGGGTATGATATTTTAGGAACACATGGTGATTCTAAAAGTTCTAAAGATGCTATTTCTGATTTTTCAACAACATATAAAAAAAACATAGATTATTTGATATGCGGTCATAAGCACCATAGTTATTTAGTTAATTCTGGTTATAAAAAATACATGATAGGTATTGGAAGTATTGTTGGTGTTGATGATTATAGTGCGAAAATTTTAAAAACAGCTGAAGCAAGTGCAGATTTTTTAATATTTGAAAAAAATAAAGGCAGAAGTGTAGATTATTCTATAAAATTGAACTAGAATACCACTAATAGCTATTATATTTATGGAAGGTGGTAAAAAAAATGGCAAGTAGAAGGGTTAATAGACCGATAGAACAAAAATTTAAATGTCTTAGATGTCATGAAGAAAAAAAGAAGGCTGATTTTTATAAATCATATCATGACAAAGATGTTAATGGAATAATGCCATATTGTAAAAAATGTGCAAAAGAAATGTGTACAGATACAAGGGGTCATATTTCCAGGGACTTAGTCGTTGCTTTTTTAAGAGATGATAATGTTGACAGACCTTTTATTGACAAGTTGTGGGAAAAAAGTTCTCGTGATAAAAAAGAAACGTTAGGTGTCTATATGAGAAATCTATCCTTAAAGCAATACCAGACGGCTAAATGGATTGATGGCAATACTGGTAATTACTCTGGGGGCTTAACGTTTGAGGACGTTGTCGAAGATTTTAGGAATGGTGCTTTTGAAGTAACTCCAGAGATAATGGATTTGTTTGGTGAGGGATATACTGATGAAGAGTACAAAGTAATGTACAGAAAATACGAAAAATATAGTCCGTATTATCCACAACCAACACCTTTTCATACTGCCGCCCTATTAAAATATATAAGATATAGCTCAAAAGAAGAAATAGCTACGGTTCAGAATAGAACAGTAGATGCAAAATTTTGGGGCGAAAGAGCAGAGAAAGCATCAAAAGAAGCTAATTTAAATCCAAGCCAATTAAAAGATCAGGATACAAAAGACGGGTTAAGTTGTTTTTCTAAAATTTATGAAGAGGTTGAAAAAGCGGTTGACTATGTTCCTCTATTACCAAAATTTAAATATGTTCCAGCAGATGCGGTTGATTTTATCATGTATACAGAAGTTAGCTATTTGAGAGAAGTAATGAATATGGGGCCGTGTAAATACGAAGATATTTATAAGTTCTATGACAAGGTTGTTGAAGAATATATTTCAAGTTATGGCGATAGATATGGTGTCTTTACCGATGATCCTACAAATGAAAATAGAGAGAAAATTAAAAAGTTTCTTGAAGAGTGTAAGGAGAAAGTAGATGGCTAGTTATGAACATTTTAGCCAATCTATACAAAGGAAACACAGATTAAAGACTGGCGAAGACTATATCAACAAAACAGTGGATTTTACAGGTGGTAAAGCTAAGAATTCATTTGAAAGAAACCTAAATAAGTGGATGTATTTTACAACTTGGTCAAGATGGTATCCAGACCTATTTTTAGATTATATAAAACCAGAAACAGGTGGAATAACTTTGGATTTTGACCAAAGGGTTTTATTAAGAAGTACTTTAAGGTATGTTAGTGTATATGGTGTATTTCCTAGAGCCTATGGTAAATGCGTTGATTTAAATACGTATACATTTACAGAAGATGGCTTAAAACAGCTTAAAGATTATATCTCTAAAGAAAGCGAATACCATATTGTTAATAAGGAAACAATAAACAAAAACGGTGAACAGGAACATTGTTATTTTGGAACATATAATGGTTTTAGAGATACATTGAAAATTTCAACGGAATTTGGATTTGATAACGAGTGTACATTAAACCACAAATTATTAGTTCTCGGCAAGGACGGAATGACTAAATGGGTAGAAGCGAAAGATTTAAAAAAAGGTGATTACTTATGTATTAATAGACATAATAATATTTGGGGAAATAAAACAGATATAAAAAATATCAACAAAAAAATAAATATACAAAATAATGAATATATATGCAATACATTAGATAGCGAATTATCATATTTATTAGGGGTTGTTTTTAGTAATAAAGCAATGCGTATGAGTGGTATGATTAGTATTGATACAGAAGATATATTTATATATAAAAAAATATCTAGTATGTTTAAAGAAAAATTTGGATATTCTGTAAATGAATCAAAACAGTATAAATATACAATAGATTCTGAATATATTACAAAATTATTTTCTGGACTTGGATATTATACAAGTCTGTCTATAGATAAAGAGGTTCCTACTTTAATAAGGGAAACAACAAAAGAAAACGTTCGAAGCTTTATAAAAGGAATGTTCGATTGTGATGCTAAAAATGTTGATAACAAAATATTATACAAATTTAGTAACGAAAATATAATTGATCAAATTCATCTTTTATTATTAAATTTTGGAATCGTGTCTAAAAAAAGATATCTTGGTGATAATATTGTAGAATGTTGGGAATTAACAATTTGTGAAGGTGAGTTGAAAAATTTTAGAGATATCATTGGATTCTCTACTATTGAAAAAAAAAGAGCATTAGAAGAAAGTATTGGTTTTTGTAGTAAAATAAAAAACAAGTCAAGTATTATTCCGTACCAAAAAAATAATATTAATGGTGTCATAAAGGCAATAATAGAATCAGACAATATTGGTACTGATTTTTTTGAAAAAGTATGTGTTTTTGGTAAAGAGTATAAAAAATTTAATTATAAAAAGCTACAATTCATAGATGATAAGTTTGAAGAATTAGGGATAGAAAAAAATGATTTGGAAGTATTTAATATTCTTTCTAATAAATATTTCTATAATAAAATAACGAGAATAACAAAAGGAAAAACAGAAACGGGTGATATTAATATGCCTAATACAAATTCTTGGATTGCGAATGGAATTGTTTCTCATAATACTTTTGTTGAGGTACTGTCGTTATTTTTAATATGTATATTTTATCCCGATACGACAGTTTCGATAACAGCACAAACTCAAAAAAATGCCGCTAAACTTTTAAAGGATAAATATCTTGAAATAGTGAAGTTTTGGCCACAACTAAAAGAGGAAGTTAGGGGAATCCCTAGTTTTACGAAAGATTCAGCAACAATTGTTATTAATAATAATTCAATACTAGATATATTAGTAAATTCCGAAACGACAAAAGGTCAAAGACGTAAAAGAATGAACATAGAAGAATCTGCGTTGTTAAACAAAGCATTATTTGACGATTCATTAGCTCCTGTAATCGATATGCCTAGATCAACTGTTGGAAAGCTTAGAATGGTTAATCCAGAAGAAATTAGTCAAAGGATAAACTTTTTTACTACAGCTGGATTTAAAGGTTCTTCTGAATATGAAAGAATCTTAACTATGGTCAGAGAGATGGCTGAAAACAAAGGAAGTTATGTATGTGGTTCAGATTGGAAATTAGCCGCTTGGTATGGGAGAGGTTTATCAATAGCACAAGTTGCTAAGAAAAAAGAAGAAATGACAGCTATAGCATTTGCCCAAAACTATGGCAGTACTTGGGTTGGTGCAACAGACCATCAATTGGTCAATATAGAAAAACTGATGTCGTGTAGAAATTTAAAGGAACCAGAGTTTGAAAGGTCAGACAATGGAGAATATGTATTCGGCATTGATGTTGCAAGGTCGCAAAAAACCAACAACAATAGAAGTTCGATTAGCGTGCTAAAAATAGATAGAAAAGAAGATAATTCAGTAGCACATATATCTCTTGTAAATTTAATTATTATTTCGAACACAGATAGTTTTACTGTTCAGGCAACAAAGATTAAAAAAGCATATAAACTATATAGGCCAAAAATGTGTGTAGTAGATATTAACGGGCTTGGTGTTGGGCTAAAAGATGAGTTGTTAAAACAACAAACAGACCCAATTACAAATGAGATTCTTGGTGCGTGGGATACTGTTAGTACAGAAGAATCTTCTGATATTTTTGGTTCTCCACAAATATTATATGGGCTTTATCCACAACAGGCACAAACAAAGATAACAGTTAATTTTGCTGATGCTGTTGAGAGTGGGAAACTTAGACTCTTAGTTAGTAAAGGTGAAGAAGACGTTTCTTTATCTTCAAGAGAGTCTGTGTTAAACTATGTCCCATATCAACAAACAGATGAGCTTTTTGCGGAAATATCTAACCTAAAATTAAAAACAAATCCAAACGGATCATTAACCGTAGAACAGGTACAAAAAAAAGTAGACAAAGATAGATACACATCGATAGCTTATGGTATATGGTGGATTATGGAATTTGATAATAAAGTTTTTGATGATAATGGACTTTCGGACTTTTTCGTACAAATCAATAGAAAAGGAAAAGGTTCTGCGGGCATGGGCGGTGGTATGAGTAGGCAATCATTAGTAAATAAAATTTTCAGATAATTATAAGAAAGGAGGTAAAACTTGTCAAATAAAAATATTAATAAAGATAAAAGACCAGCAACGAAAGAACAGCTAAAAGAGATTGATAGTAATATAAAGAGATTAGGATTAGGGGAATCTTTGGAAGATTTTACTCAAAAGTTTTCAGACGAAGATTATAGAAAAAACTTTTCTACAACTTTGGCTAAACAAATGAGAGATATGCAAGGTATTTCAGACGGCTTTGCTTCTTCTGGCATGATACAACCAAAAATGTCGGAAGATTTATATCAAAAAATTAATGTAGATCCTCATGTGGCTACATCTGCACAAATAGATAGTATGTTAGAAGAGCCACAAAAACATTCAAGAGAGTTGAGAGGCGTTTCACAATACTTAAATTATTCGGTTGGTCAATACCATAGATCTTTATGGTATTTTAATACAATAAAATCGTTTAATTATACATTAAATCCAACGGATATAGACAATATTGATGTTGTTAGTGGTAAAGATTATCAACATGCTTATGAAACATGTTTATTGACGCTTAGAAAATTAAATGTAAAATATCAGTATTCAAAAATTGATTTACAAGTGCTTGTTGACGGTGTTGGTTTTTATTGGTTGTCAGAAACGAAAGATTCTATTTCTTTTTTGCAACTACCATCGGATTGGTGTTATATTACATCTCCATGGACATATGGATTTAAATTTACATTTGACCTAACATACTTTGATCAATATTCTGGTCTTGAATCGGCTATTCCAGAACTGTATAACGCTTACAAACACTTTACAAAAATGAGAGATAACACTCGTATTTCTAGGAAAGAGGTTGAGTACTTACAGTATTACCCAGTTCCAGTGGAAAGTAGCTGGGTGTTTACATTCGACCCAGTTCATCCAGATAAAGTACCTCCACTTAGTTCGGCAATGGGTAGTGCTTTAGATGTTATATCTTACAAGAAATTACTTTTAAATATGCTTGCTTTAGATTTGTTTAAAATTATATCATTAAAAATACCTCTAAAGAAAGATGGTTCTAATATGGCGATTACATACAATCAAGCATCTGAAATAACGTCAGTTATTCAATCTTCTTTGCCAGATAATATTATAGCGTATTCATCACCATTTGAGTCTGATAGTATGTCTATAGACCAAACAGATAGATTTTCAGATATTGTTGGTATTTCTAACGATTCTTTTTTCAGTAACGTTGGGGTGTCTAATGGTAATTTTGGGTCAAATGGTTTGAATCAAGGTACAGCATTAGCGTTTTCATCTTCAGTCGATTTTGCTTACGCAAGTACACATATGTATTTTCAATTTGCAAATTGTACAAATTGGATTTTGTCACAAAAAACAAAGAAATATAAGTTTACAACTACATTTTTTGGGAATAAGCTTAATGAGCAGGCTGAAACAAAGTCATATGCAAGTTTAGTTACAACGGCTAATATGCCTGTAATGAAATTATTTGCATATTCTGGATATGAACCATTTGAAGTTATTTCTACCTTACGTCTTGAATCGGCGTTAGGCGTAAAAGATTTGATGAAACCTTTAATAAGTGCATTTCAAAAATCTGCAAAAGACAGCGATAATGAAAGCCAAGATAATAAAAATAAAGTTAATGATGGAAGGCCACAAGAGGCCGATGTTGGCGAAGCAGGAGAACAGGCTAGGGATTATAAAGACCTACAAGATACAGATATAGGATAAAAAAAACAGCTAAGGAGTAGGTAATATGAATTTTATTAAAAGCCATGATTATAAAAAAAAATATATGAAATATGTCTTTGAGTCTTGTTGACATATTCATGTGCTTTCCTTATATGAGCGTATTGGATAACATTACCCATGTCGCCTCTTCTGTATTAACAATTTCTACACTTTTAATGTTATTAATTCCCAAGAGTAGAAAATGGTTAAGAAACAAGATATTATCAGAAGAAAAGGAAAGGGAAAAAGAAGAGAGTTTATTGGATAGTGAGAAAAGAGTAGAATGCTTAGAAAAAAAACAAGAAATGTTTGATTCTATAGCTTTAATGCTTTTGCATGATAGGTTATTTCAATCATGCCTCCTTAATATAGACAGGAATTATACAACGATACCAGACCTTGAAAATATAGACAACATATACGAACTATATAGATTAAACGGAGGAAATGGCACTGGTAAAAGATTGTATGAAGCTGTACATAAACTCGAATTAAAAGGTAAAGGTTATAAATTTTAAAGAATTGAAAGGCGGAAACTATGAACAATTTAGAAAAATTAAAAAAAGATAATAGAGAATTATGGTCTAATTTAGTGGTTGCGGTAGAAACAAAAGAAGGATTGAAGTATGTTGGCGATATAAAAACTGATATTCCAACTGGCATTTGCGATTTTTGTGAGTGGGCAGAAGAAAAGGTGATTAAATGAATTATTACACAAATATAGTACAATTTAATGATGAAGGAGACGATGTTTTATTTTTACAACGAATGTTGAGAATTGTCGATTGTGATCCAGGGGTGTTAGATGGCGATTTTGGAAATGCTACAGCTGCGGCAACGGGCGAATTTCAAGCCGATTATGGGCTTGAAGTGGACAAAATTTGTGGTCCGAATACGTGGCACAAACTTTACGACAGAGTTGCAGAAATTCAAACAGCATTAAATAAGTTTGGTTATAAATTAGTCGTTGACGGTAATATCGGTAGTTCGGGTGTTGCTACAATTCATGCTTTGCAAAATTTCCAAAGCACACATGGGCTTGATACAGATTGGATTTGTGGGCCGTCTACATCGGCTAAATTAGGAATAAAAGCAACTGGTAAATCTGCTGTTGCTGTACAAACTGCAAATACAGCTGTTGCAAAATCGCCAACCGTTAAAACAGGTTCGCTTAGTGGTAAAAAGTTTTATATATCTCAAGGCCACGGTGGGTCAGACGGTGGAGCATCAGGAAACGGGTTAACTGAAAAAAATATTACGCTAGATTTAGGTTTTAAAGTTGGAGCGTTGTTGCAACAAAAAGGTGCAACCGTTATGCTTTCGCGTTCGGGCGACTATTATAAATCGTTAAATTCCAGAACCAGCGAAGCAAATTCGTGGGGTGCAGATTATTTTGTAAGTATCCACGAAAACGCTTTTTCGGATACTTCTGTTAACGGTACTGAAATTTGGTATTATGCGGGCAGCACGGTAGGGGCAAAAATGGCATCTAGCGTATGTAACTCTCTTGTGAGTACATTAGGATCAAAAAGCCGCGGAATTAAAACAGGTGATCTTTGGGAAATTAACCAGACTAATATGCCAGCAATCTTGTGTGAAGGTTTGTTTATCACGAACCCCATAGACGCAGGCAAAATGGACAGTGATGCTGATTTGTACAAGCAAGCAGTAGCAATTGTTAACGGGCTTGTTGATGCTGTATCATAAAGGTACGTTCACCGATAATAGATATTAGTACTAATGCAATTGAAAAAATACAAAAAAAAGACAGGGGGCTTAGTCCATAATATATAGTATCGTATTTATGATAACTATTATAATGGCTTGAAGGAATGAAAATTTATAATATAAACGACACAGAAGTAAAACTGTATTATTGTGGTTCTCCCCCACTAAAGAAATTCATAGAAGATAATGAAATAATTCACATCAGTACATTTGTTAGTAAAAGAACGGGGAAAACAATTTGGGTTTTTATTTTGACTGATAAATTGTCGTCTTTATTAACTCTATGGACTAAAAATAGGGGAAAAAGAAGGGAGAAAGTTTGGAAGAAAAAGTAGTAGTAAAATTTTCCTCTGAAGGACTTAATGTTGTCGAACAAGATTTAGATTGTATGATTGTTGATCTTGACCTAATGCACGAAGGTCTCAACCTTAACAATTGTTATATTTCACATGAGGCTATGTTGAAATCTCAAAAAACTATTTACAACAAGCCGATAATTTATAATCTAAATAACGAATATGATCCTTTAAATTCGAGTGATGTTACTGATCACGCAGAAGGTGATGACACAACAATGCTTGAGTCTGGAATCATTCCAGAATCAGCCGATATAAATTTCAAAGAAAAAAATGGAAAGGTTTTTGTGAATGCCAAAGGGATTATTCATAAAATATACAACCCTACATTGGTTAATATTCTAAGAGAGAGAGGCGGAAATGTAAAAATTTCAGCTGAAATGAAAGTTGTTGATGGTTATGTAACCGAAGAGGGTGTTCTTGTAATAAATGAGTTCGTTTTTTTAGGGGTTTGTTTGTTGGGTATTGGAATTTTGGAAGGAATGAAAGGTAGCGAATTAAACGTTACTAAATTCTCAAAAAAAGAATACAATGATAAATATATTTGTTTTGTAAAAAAACAAAAAGCTAACGTAGAGAAAACTGATGAGGACAATAAAAAAGAACCAAAAGTAGATAATAAAACAAAAAATATTGATAAAGACAATATTAAAAATAAAAAAAAGAAAGAGAGTACGCTAATGGATGAAGAAAAAAAAGTAACTACCGAAAAACCAGTAGGTAAAGATCCAAAAGATGGTGTTAGTACTGTAGATAAAGGAGTAGATGAAGCTAAAAGTAAACCTTTAGCTAAGCCACAGGCAGATAATGTAGGTACTGAAAAGCCAAAAGAAGATACAGAAAAAAAAACACCAGAAAAGGTTGTTGAAAAAAAAGAAGATGACGGCCTTGCTAAAAAGTTTGAGGTATTAGAAAAAGAAAACATTAAACTTAAAAATGCTTTACAAAAGTTTGAACATGAAAAAGATGTTGAAGAAATGAAGGCTTCTTTAGTAAAATGTCAAGCTATTTTTAGTGAAGATGAGTATAATACACTTTTTTCAAGTATTGAAGGGTCTACAAAAGAAGATTTCAAAGCTAAACTTGGAGAAGCCGCTATTAAATATGCTGAAAAAGCAAAAGAAGTTGGCTCTAAAGATGAAAAAGAAGAAGATACCAACGTTTCTTATAGCGTAGGATTTAAGGTTCCAGATTTTGAAGCACCTAAGCTTAACGGTAAAAATGGATTTGAAAGCTTAGAAGATGTTTTTAATAAATATAGTGTTTAAAGAAAGAGGAGAAGAATAATATGAAACAAAGATTATGTTATACGATGACACAGGTTCCAGATCATGGCGTGTCTACTGTTAGAGTACCAGCTGGTGCTACTATGTTTGCAGGGCAAGTTGTCACTGCTTCAACTATGGACGAGGCTATCGCTGGAAATTTTAACGTTAGAGTTCCAGCAGCACCTACAGCAGAAACAATGGCATCAGAAATTTGCGGTGTTGTTGTTAATGGTGGGTTTGAAGAGTTAGCAGATGGTAGACGAGTTGATGGTCAACCAGATTATACTCAATATGAATTCAACGAAAATGATGTAGTTACAATTGCGTGGTTACTACCAAAAGTTATGGTATATATGTCCGAAGACTGTTTGGCTGATTCAAGCGTATCAGATATTGGAGACTATATTATTCCTACCGTTGGTTCAATGGTTCCAACTGGCACCGCAACTAAACCAGAAGCCGCTACTGTTAAATCTTATCTTAAAGTCTTGGCTAAAAAGTCAACTCGGTCTGGTGGACAATTCGGTGGTGGATTTATTAACGGTTCTGTTTGCGAAGCAATCAATCAATAAGAGGGGGTAAAAAATGAACAAATACTTAAATACAATTCAAAAATTTTCAAGACAAGACAAAACTGCTTCCTTGATCACCAAGGGGCTTGAAGACGTGGTGAGAGCTTCATTGTATAAAAATTATAGCAGAACTAATCTAGTGGAAAAGTTCTCTATTGACGGTGATTACGATGAAAAGAATTCAAAGATTTTAAAATCAATGTTAGGATTTTGTGCGGAAAAAACTGGGTCTAGAGTTCCTAAAAATTCAACAGATATCGCTATGTGTTTTAGCAACCAAATGTTTGAAACTATCTTCAACTCTATTGTTGTAGAAACTTTAAGCAATGTAATGGTAAAAGCACAGCCAGCTCAAATGTTGGCTATGGCTGATATTAAAAATGTTGGTGTTGGAGAATCGGAAACTTACGAAATTGAAAGCAAAGCATTACCTGTTATGCAGAGAGCTTCTTATAATAATAATGTCATTCTTATGGATACGTTCTCAAAACAATCAATGACTATCGTTCCTAAACCATGGGGTGGTGCTGTAACTATTGATTATTTACAAATGTTAAATAATGATTTTGATTTTGGTAGAGAAATTGCAAGAATTGCAATGGCTATGTTAGTTGCACAGTACAAATTAATTGCTGGAATTATTTTTGATACAGCAACTATTAGTGGAACGCCTTTTTACAATGCTACATGGACTCCAGCAAATTATGTAAAATTAGCACAATATTTAAAAACATTTAATGGAGATCCTTCCGTTGTTGCTTATGGTACGATGAGTGCATTCAGTGCATTATCTATGCTCGCAACTAGTAGTTTTGGGAATAATGTTCAAGATAAAGTTATTAATGACGGCTATATTGGCAGAATTTATGGTGTTGATTCCGTATTAATTGACCAAGCTACAAACTATACTGAAGCATTAACAAGCGATAATATTGATTCACAGTTAATCGTTCCAGATGATAAGTTGGTATTATTGAGTAATGCTGGTGGAAAACCAGTAAAACTTGTAAGAGAAAATTATGTTAGAGTTATCCATTCTGATCAAACACAAGGTTCTCAAGCTAGATTGCAATATTCGTTCTTTAATAGTTTTGATGCTGGGTTAGCTACACAAGCTTACTATGGTATTCAAAACGTGACTGCTTAATATTATAAAACATAAAAATATGGGGTTTGGCTTTTTGCTATAGCCCCATATATTATAGAAGGGAAAACAATGGAAGAAAATAAAAACAAAACAACTGCTACAAAAAATACTACAAGAAAAACTCCTACTTTAAAAGAAAAACTTGAAACATCTGAAAACGAAAAAAAAGAAATGTTAGAAATGATGAAAGCAATGAAGCTTGAGATTGAAAACATGAAAAAGGTTCCAGTTTTTAGTGGCATGGTACAAAACGACAATGATGAACCTGTCGAAATAGGTTGCAAATTGTTTAATGGTGCAACATTAAGTTCGGCAAACGGAGACGTAAGCGTTGTTTTAAAGTGTGGTGAAGAAACTGAAGTAACAATCAGAGAGCTAAAAGATATTTTTAGAAACCAATTTGATTTTAAAAATATGTTTAGAAAAGGTGTTTTATATTTTGTAGATAAAGATATGTATAAATATTTTAAAATTAGAAACGTTATTGATTTATCTGATGAAAAACTAATTGAGGAATTGGTAGAAAAAGAACCTAATGAGATGGTTAAGTTTTTAAAAAAAGTTACAAACGATAAAAGAAACGATATGGTTTCACATACAATTTGTTACAATGTAGCTTCGATGTTGCGTGATGGTAAATTAAAATTTTGGAGTTATGATGGGCAGAGTACATTCGAACAATATATGAATGTCAAGCTCTCTAATGTTATCAAAAATATCGATAAAATTAAAAAAATAACTCAGTAAAGAAATAATTGAGGAGTGGCTTAATGGCAAAAGGATATATTAATAATCCGTATAATTATGCAGACCCCATATCTTCAGAAATAACTAACGGTGTCAACACATTAAGTATTGGCACCAATGGTGTTTTTTATAATGATGAAAGAGTTTTCATTCCGAATAAAAAAGGAGATGGCATTGGCGGTGGAACTGATGCTAAAACATACATAACAAAATATAATACATATATTAAGCCAACTACCGATAGAATTGTTTATGGTTTAGACGTGTTTAATATTTCGAATGATGGGGTATATTATAATGGTGAAAAAGTAATTGAGTCTAGCGTTGCTGGCAATGGGTATGTCGGCGGGACAAGTGATTCATATGAAACGCCAAAAACAGATAGAATTATTTTTGGAAAAAACGTATTAAATGTAGCAAATGATGGGTTGTACTATAACGGTGTAAAGGTTGAGCTTAACAATGTTTCAGATGACAAAGTCTATAGTTGTGAAGAAAGTAATGATAATTTTTTATGGACGCCATTTGAATCTATTTATTGTCAGTTAGCTACAATAAAACAAGATCAAAAAATGCAAGAACTATCTGTCGTTGAGTATAATTCACTATGTTGGAAATATTTGCAATTTGCAATTGGTTTGTTTCAATACGATTGTAGACATTTTCCAGAAACGAATGAATTATCAAAAGTACAGGAATTCAATCCGTATTATGAAACAAGTTCTATATGTTATGGTGATGGAATAGATACTGATTTTTATTTAAAATTCCCAGATAGAAGAGATTACAATATTTTTGTTGAGGAAAAAAAAGTTGGGGAAGATGTATATACTGAAAGAACAGATTATGTTTATGATATATATACTGAAACAATTAAATTTGAAACGCCTCCAAGTGAAAGTTCTGAAATAAAAATAACGTGTTATTATAGTGGGTTTTTTAATAGCAAATTGGATAGTAGAGAGATATATATTATGGCAGAAGCCATGATTATTCCTTTTCTTGAAGAGCAACAAAATAATAGATTATTGCTGAATCAAATTGTGTACGGTGGAACTACAAAGATACATTCACAGGCAGAACATCTAAAAGTTGTTGGTGGTATTATTTCAGAACAATATAATATAGTTGATGATTTGATAATGAGCTATGGATATAAGGGAAATTTAGATAGAAGCAAAGGGCTGTCTGGATTTTATACAAAAAAAATAGAATAAAATGTTATAGCTTACAAATAAAATAGGAAAGGAGAACATTTATATTGATTGTAGCTATACTTTTTTTATAGCAAATATTAAATATAGATTAATTAAGATATGATACTCCCTGTAAAAAAAGAAAGAACAAAATGTTTTGATAGGTTATCGTATATTCACAGTCTTAATAGAAAAGATGCAATAGCCGACAAAATAGCAAGTTCATTTAAAGAAAATGATAGCTATGTACAAGTTTACAAAAACTTTAATTATGATGAAATGTTTGATATATGGTGCTACAACGGGACAGCCCAAGATAAAATTGAACCATATAAAAAATTCTTAAGCTACCCTTACTCTGATATAAAATTCAGAATAGGCGATTATGTTTCTTTTGATTATAGAAACGATGGAACAATGAGTCATTTCTTAATAGAAAGTTGTGATTATCAAAAAACATATGATGTTAGCGGTAGAATGTGGCTTATTAATCAAGAATTAAAATGGTTAGACAATGACGGCGTTTTACAAAATTACAAAGCTGTTTTTCAAGACTCACTAACGTATACAAATTTTAAATATGGGGCTACAGGGTTTATAGAACAAAATGGTTCTATTGTTGTATTAGTTAAACAAGACGATACAACTAAAAACATTTATATAAATCAAAGATTTATGTTTTCTGGGATACCATACAAGGTAAAGCAAATTCTAAAATCTGTTGACTCAAGCTTTTTAGAAATATATTTGTTCAAGACTCCAGCATTACAAGAAGATAATATAGAAGATAATATTGCTTTTAACGGAAAAGATGTTATTGAGAACAGTATGGATGAAGTTGAGATTATTCCAGCTGTATCTGAAATATCATATGGAGATAGAATTGAGTTCTCAGTATATAATTACGCTAACGGTGAAAAACGCAACGATACATTTGTTTTTACTGGAAGTGGTATTGATGAAGAGTTTTATAAACTAGAAACCATAGGTGGGAATAATTTCGCTGTAACATGTTTAAAACCAAACGACAAAAATACACTTTCTATTATTTGTAAAAACAGTGAGAGTGGAGAACAGACAGTAAAGAGTTTGTGGTTGACTGAAGGGGGTTGGATTTAATGAACGAATTTAATCAAAACGACATCTCTTATGAGTCGTATAACGATTATTTAGGTGTAAGAAAGCTCCCATCTGTTGTTATGAACTACTTGTTTAATAATTGTGAAGAGTTATGGAAATTATTATATTATAGTGGAGATACAATTGGAAAAGAAAATGTACAAAATTCTATAAAAAAAAGTATGATAAGTACAGGAAGCTCTAGCGGAGATGAAAACTATCAAGTTATGTTTCAATTTTTTACAAAAGATTCGACATCTAAGGCTAATTCTCAATTAAGAATACAGGTTATTTCGGCAGAAAGCACAAACAAAACAAATGTATTATGCAGATTGGGAATACAGTGTATTGTTGAAAATGGGAACATGATTATAGCTACAGATGAAGCTAGATTAGATAATAGAGCTTTGGCAATGGCTCAAGCAATTATAAAAAGCTTGAATGGGCAAAAGTTAGAAAATGCAAAAACACCACTGAATATTGATAAAAGCATTGACAGGTATAGTGGCGTTGTAAAATATGACTTTAATAGTAGTTTTAGTGGTTATAATATAACCATGAGTTGTTACGTATAATGGGTATAAATTTATATGATAGTAACAATATTATTTTTGATGAACCTGTCGAGTATAAAGGCGTTAAAATGTATCCAGTTACTGTTGCTAATTATATGGGCTTTCATGAATTAGCAGATGTATTAACTAAAAATGCCATATCAGAAAAAGATGTATCGTTAATAGGTTTACCTTATTTAGATTATATATATAAAAAGGCAGAATCCACTAGCGATTATTTTGATAAAGATAATTTGATACATATACTTTCTTTAGTTTTTAAAAACGACAAGATATCAATAAATGAGGATATTAATGGAAATGTTACTTTTAACGTGTTTACTAAATCAAAAGAATATGATAAGTTTGAAAATGATTATAATGAATTGGTTGATGAGTATAAAAAATGTATTAAAGTGGACAAAGATAGTAAAGTTGCAAAACTTATTGCTGAAAATATAGAAAAGTTGTTGGTGGTGATATTCGATATTCATAGTTTTGACTCAAATGAATTTGATAAAATAAAAGAAATAATATGTGAACAGAATGATATTGGGGACGAAATTATCGATCCTAAATGGGAAAACATATTAAAAGAAGCTAAGAAAATGAAGAGTAATATAAGTAATAATGTTGATAGTCCAGATTTTAGAGACTTATTACTTGCACTTAGTTTTGAGTTAAAAAAAACACCATCTGAACTAAAAAATATGTCAATATCAACATTTGATAGATATATTACTATAATGTTTAAAAAGGAAACTTTTGACTATGATTGTGAGGTTGCTTCAAAAGTTGTAAAACCAAAAAAAACTTTAAAGCATTGGTTGGTTCATTATACGCCAAAAGGTAAGTATGATGATGTGGTTTCGTCACGTTCGGATAGCAATTTAGACGCTTTGAAATAAGTGCTGTTTAACGTGTGTATGTAGTTTATATGACTATTGTATTATAAAAGGAGATAAATATGGCTGGAAGAAATATTGGAGAAGCATTAGTATCTGTTGCAGATGTTAAGATATTAGATGCTATTACTGGAGTTGAAATTGGAGAAGCAACAGCTTTAACAAGTTCTGGGATTGAGTCAACAACTCAAAATACAGAAGTTAGTGGTGGGTATTTAAGTGCCCTATTATTTGATATTAGGTTTGGTAGACGAGTTAATATTACATTAGAAAGTCCTACTTTTAAAATGGAATATTTAGCTTATCAAACTGGTAATCCTATATCAAGAGCAATTAGAGATGTTTATGAATTTAATGACTATTTTAAAGTAGAGTCTACAACTATTACGTTGACGCATGAGCCTACTGCTACAGTTCATTTATTGTTTGATGGTGTAACAGAACTTGATGTCACAGCTGTTGGTAGTGAAATTACCGTACCAGCTGAATATATTGGTAGTGAAGTTGCGGCAAGTTATTTTTATGGTGGGGAATTCGATAATGTTGAAATTGATACAGTGACAGAACCTATGACCGTAAAATTGATGATGAACGTACATAGTAGAAAACAAGATGGCAGTACTGGTTTTTATCAGGTCTCTATTCCTTTGTTTAAATTTGATGGTAATTTTAACTTAGCATTTGCAAGCGATGGTGTATCTTCTATGGCAATTGCGGGAAGTTCATTAGCTTACTCAAACGCTACTGGAAAATCAAAATATTGTGACTTTACTTATATTCCAGATGATGAAGTGACATCTGATAGCGTTATCGCTATTGCACCTTTGCAAAATTCTTATATTATGGAGAGTGAAACAGTTACCCCTGTTATTATTGGTGTAAGACAAACGCCTTATGAAAACTTTATCATTACAAAAGATATTACATTTAGTTCTGAAGATGAGTCCATTGCGACTGTTGACGCTTCAACTGGTGAAATTACATTTATTGGTTCGGCTGGAGATAATACAGATATTGTGGCAACTTATGGTTCTCATACCTGTAGAATTGCTGTATCTTCTATTGTTTAATAAGATTATTTGATATAAAAAAAATATTAAGGTGGAAAAATTTTCCACCTTTTTTTTTGAAAGGATATAAAAAAAATGAATTTGGCTGAAATGTTTACTGTTAACTCTCTTGGTACAATGGCTGGAATGATTGCCTTTACTGTTACGTTGACACAAATTACTAAATTTTTAACTACTGAAAAAGTTTTAAATGTTGTTAGTTCAAGATTAATTGCTTTGTTTTGGTCGGCTATTGCGAATATTTTTGTATTATTGATGAATGGAAATTCTGTAAGTGTTGAGGGAATCTTTGTATGTATTGTAAATACATTACTTGTCACGGCGGCTTCATTTGGTACATTTGATTTTGGTGCAAAAACGATTGATAAAAATGAGGGGGAAAGTGAAGAATAAAATTCTTCACCCTTTTTATGAATATATTAGGATTAGATTTAAGTACAAAAAAAAGTGGATGGTCTTTTTTTGAAGATAACAAACTAGAAGATTATGGCCTAATAACATCGTCTGATAAAGACATTAGAGTTAGAACAATTGAGATAAAAGACAAGATTTATGATATATCTAAAAAGTTTAAAATAGATAGAATTGTTGTAGAAGAATTAAAAATTAGCCCAGGTGGAAAAACATCGAACTTACATACAGTAGTTGCTTTGGCTGTTTTGCAAGGATGTGTTTTAAGTGTATGCTGTGATTTAGATATTGATTTTCTTACATATGAACCATCTGTCTGGAGAAAATTAACAAATGTTAACCAAAAAATTATTGAGTGTAAGTCTTGCGGATTTAAACGCAGAGTGTTGCCAAAAGATAGTATTGAAGTTTGTCCAGAATGTGGAGAAAAAAGAAAAACATATTTTAGAACAATTTTACTAAACAAAAGAAAAGATGTTAAAAAAACCGCTATTTTGGTTGTTAATAAAAAATATGGGTTAGATCTCAGATACTTTGAAAGAGATACAAAAAAAAATATCAGTGATGACGATATTGCTGAGGCAATATTAATTGCTCAGGCACATATTAATGAATTTAAATTATAGAAGGAGAAAAAATGTTTAAAGAAAAGGTATTGTTAACTATTCCAGAACAAAAAGAAGTTGTTGGAAAAATGTTTGGTGGTAGAAAGATTAAAATTTACAAAACAATCTCAAAGGAAGAAATCAAGTATTGTATTGATGAGGCTATGAAAATTTATCACAGTGATACTTTTGGTGATAATAAAGATATGTATATTACACCTGTTGAGCTTTTAATGAATATTGATATGTTGGTGACTCAATTATGTACTAATATTGATACTCAAAATTTGGATATTTCTGCTATGTGTAATTTAGGATTACATGATTTTTTAAAAAAAAATATAACAAACTATAGTATTATTGAACAAGCAATGAATATTTCTGTCCAACACATTCACACGATGAAACTTTTAGAAGGAATTGGTAAGTTTGTTTCAACAGAAGATATTGAAACATCTGAAACTAAACTAAAAGAAATGCTTGAAAATGGTGTACCAGAAAATGTTAGAGATTTAATAATGGCTCAGGTTGTTAATGACCCAGCTGTTGCGAAGCTTTTTTCAAAACTATCTGATTTTGACAAAAAAAATGATGATGCAGAGCAAGATAGTACTATAAATGAAGAGGTAAAAAATGGAGTTCACGAATGAAAGTGATTTAACAAGAGCTTTAACAAACGGACCGCTAAAAAGTGGTATTAAAAATTTTATAGAAGATATTTCTGAAGATATACTTAATAATGTAAATGAAGGAATATATGCAAGAGGTGGAAGCGATAATTATGAAAGAACTGGTGATATGGCTTCCGCAGTAATAGATAAAGGTGATATTGATATTACGTCTACAAACTATTCTGTGTATGCAGAAACTGGAATGGATCCATCAAAGATAAGCGAAAATGAAGTTGTTGGAAGTAAGTTTAATCAACACATGAGTTTTAACGGAGAAGGTGTTGCCGATATGATGATTTCTTGGTATGATGGTCAAATCGGAAACTCTAGCCCATATTTTAATGGTGCAATATATATGTTAAAAGACGCTTATGTAGCTGGACAAGCAAATTTAAAAAATACGTTAGGTTCTTCTTTTGCATCTGCTGGGTTCAGATTGACAGGGAGGTAACGTATGAATGGTAGAAAAACAGTATATAACAACATAGTAAAAAGCGGTGATTGGGATAATGTATGTCCTCACAACAAAGATTTAGTTGATGAGTTTATTCAGTATAATAAAAGTATAGATAGGTCAGAACAGACAATAAAACAATACTTTTATCAACTAAGGATATTTTTTGTTTGGAACCTTAATTTTAACCAAAATAAGCCTTTTTATAACGCAAAAAAAAGAGATTTTATTAGATATTTCGGCTGGGTAGGAAGTACTTTAAATGCAAGCCCCAATAGAGTATCTTCTTTAAAAGCCGTTTTGAGTAGTTTATCAAACTATATTGAAAGATTTTTAGATGAAGAAGAAAATTATGAAAATTTTAGAAATGTAGTAAAAATAATAGAATCGCCAACAAAAATAGCTATCAGAACGAAAAGTGTATTTTCTATGGATGAAATAGACAATATTTTAAAAAAGCTTGTTGAAGATAACAAATATCAACAGGCTTGTTGCCTATCTTTAGCTGTAGCAAGCGGTAGTAGAAAAAGCGAATTGACAAGATTTAAATGTAGTTATTTTACAGATAAAAATATTATTCTTGGATGCATGTACCAGACCCCAGAAAAAATAAAAACAAAAGGAAGGGGAAAAATTGGAAAACCTTTATTAAAATACACGTTCGTTAAACAATTTAAGCCATATTTTGATTTATGGATGGAAGAACGTAAAAAAAAAGGTATTGATTCTGAATGGTTGTTTGTTAGAAATATTGATAATAAATGGGTACAAGCAAATGATAATACTTTGTCATCATGGGCTGTTACGATTAACCATTATTCCGACAAAACATTCTATTTCCATGCAAATAGACATTTATGGACTACAAATTTAAAAAGAGAGGGAATTCCCTCAGATGTAATAAAAGAGCTTCAGGGTTGGGAAAGCGAAGAAATGGTTAGTGTTTATTCTGATTTAGATGTTTCAGAAACGCTAAAAAAATACTTTGATAAGGACGGAATAAA